GCTATCAAAGTATTTTGACAAGTGTCTTTGTAATTTTTCATCATGTTTTTTCTTTTCATCTTTATAATATTGATACCCAAACACTACAACCCATACCAATATAATTAATATTAATTGCTTATAACTTTCCATTAAATTGCTGTACTTTCTGTTATAATTTGCCAACAAGACTTGCAATAAAACATTTCATAAATTGCACCAAAATCAAGAAGTTTACCCTCTTTTCTCTCGTGATTTTTAATCATTGTTTTTTTACATTGATGGCAATTTGTTTTTTCTTTTTTTTTCTTTTTCTTCTCGCTACTCATTATTTACCCCCTTTTGTTTTTACATATTCATAACCATTCCAAGTTCCTAGACTTTGATTAACATCACCATATTTTTTTACTTCTTCTAATTGATTATATAGTAAATGTAATTTATCAACATCACCACTTTTAAATTGATCTCTATGTAAATCAATATGCAAGTTTGGGTATTGACTTTCTATGTCGTGTATTTGTTGTTGTATATCTTGTTTTTTCTTCTCGCTACTCATTTTTTATTCTCCTCTATTTCATTTAAATATTCATTTTCTACATCATACATTTGTTCAGCTATAGAACTATGATCTCCGTTGTATTCATAGAATTTTTGATTGCCTTTTTTATCTTCTTTAAATAAAACAACTCTCCATATTTGAGTTTCTAACTTATCCCATTTATTTTGTTTTTTCTTTTCTTCATACATTCTAGCCTTGTTGCTATCTTGTAACTCTGCTTTTTGTTCGTATCTCATTATTTTAACTCCCATTTTTTGATTTGATCTAATAAACATTCAGCACATTCAGAGCGACCATAACTAATATCATCAGTACCATCTGAACATATTTCTTCTAAGTTATTGTCTTTAGCATTAACAATTTCTTCATTGTGTTTTATTTCGTCTTTTAACCATTTTTTTATTTTATTTATTGTTGTCATTTTATTTTTCCCCTTTATTAAGTTTGATTTCATCAATATAGTTATCTACTAATTCTTGTTCTTTTTGTGTTGCTTTCTTGTCAGCAATAAACTTTTTAACGTGGCTAGGTAAAATATTATTGCCGGAATACCCGTCTGAGCATATATTTTCAAACGGGTTCATGTGGTTCAATGTGTCGTCTATTTCTTTTTTTATATCATCAAACATTATTTATTTTCCTTGTTGTTTATTTATAATTATTGAAGCCAAAATATAACCACCAATAATTTGAACACCGGTAATTAAACCACCTACAAATAATATATGCAATATGGCTTCAAGCATTATTTTAACTCCATTGTTGCGAATACATCATTTATTAATTGGGATATTAGATATTCAATACCTAAATACCCCAAAAATAAAATAAATGTAATCATTATTGATACAATCATTATTTGCTTAAACATTTAAATGTATTGCAATTTCTTCCGGTGTTAAAACTCGAACATCGTTAATATTGCAATTATTTTGCCTTAACCATTTATTAATGTGCTTTGTAGTCGTCATAGAATACTTATGAGAGGTTTTAAAAAATCCCTTGTCATCTAATCCGGCTACTGGTGTTGAGTATGAGAAAAAAACACTTTCGCAAGGTGTTTTTCCGTTTGTTATTTCTGTCTCGTTGTTTCCGTGTTTTATTAGTTTTATCATTGTTTCCCTTTTGTTAGTTGTTTATTATTATTATGCTTTTTATTGTGTCGTAATTTAGGCATTATTTACTAATTTTACTTCTCTATAAATATACCCATTATCTAAAACTTGCTTTTGTTTTTTACAAACACCTTTTAAAACAAGTTTATTTACAATATTTCTGGTTGCCTTATCGTTCCCATACCATTGCCAATTTTTATTTTCTTTTAAAAATTTAATTAAATCTTTCATTGTTTTTTCCTTTGGTTAAAGTTTAATAAAATATCTAAACAACTTTGTAGATTAGATTTTTTTAAAGGTTTACTATTTTGTAAAACTTCTTTCATTCTTCTACAAGCAGAAACATTTAGATATTCTTTAGTGCTTTGTATATTAGTTGAATTTTTGTCTTTTACAACGTAGTTCCAATGTCTTCTGCTAACACAGTTTAACATCTTAATATAATCTTCAAGTGTTATTGGATTGCCTTTAGTAATTTTTACATCTAAAGGATTTGAACTATTATATGATGGTAAGTGATTTAATATTTTAGATATTATTTCTTGTTTTTCCATTATGCTCTCCCCTCTATTAATTGTATAAATTCTTTTGCTTCTGATAAAGTTGATGCTATATCTTTTTTTCCATTTTTAGTAAAAATTTCCCAACCTTTATCAAACAATTCATCATTTTGTTCTACTGTATAAATATCTTTATTAGTAGTGATTTGATAAACACCAGCTTGTATTTTTTTAGTTTTCATTTTCTCTCCCTGTTTTGTTTGTGTTGTTTTATTTGTCATTGCCAATAAGGTTATTAAAAAAATAAGGCACGAATAAGGCAAATATTAATTTATTTTATTATTATATATTTATACACAATTAGATTGGAATGGTTCTAATGTAGGTTATATGGGTTGATAAACTCAGTATCCATTTACATCAACAACGTTTGTTTTAAATGCGTATGTGTACGGCTTATGGCATTAACCACTTTGGGATAATGATAAATATTTGTTAGCACTATTAATGGTTGATAATTAATCGTTATCAGAAGTTTTGTGCCTGTAAATTGTAGGAAATTGACTTTGCAAGAGGGGGGTATACCCCAGCATAGGCGCGCATTTTTTTTTATATATATACTCCGGATTTTCAAACAGACACACACACAGCTTCTAAAGTAACCCACACCCTAATATAGAAACCTTTATAGTATAATTTTTTTTTCAATTACTATATGTAGTATTATATGTGGGATTACATACAAGATGATTTAACTTCAGTCGTATTCGTTAGCAAAAAAGACCAGAGTGTAACAATTAAGATATATGGTTTTGATGACGAAGAAACGGCAGAGACGTTTGCACACTACACAATGACCTTATTAAACTTTGATTACAACACTACTGGCTATAGTATGCCTAGCAAGATGATACACTAGATATGGATATTAAGATTCCCTACACACCTAGAAAACACCAAGCCTTTTTGCACAACAAAATTTCTAAACACAGATGGTCTGTATTGGTTTGTCATAGAAGGTTCGGCAAAACAGTATGTATGATTAACCACTTGATACGATCTGCTCTACTATCTAAACAGAAGAATCCTAGATACGCATATATATCGCCAACCTTTAAACAAAGTAAATCTATTGCTTGGGATTATATGAAACAGTTTACCGCCAAGATACCTTACACCAAGTTTAATGAAACAGAACTAAGGGTAGATTTACCCAATGGTGCAAGAATAACCTTGCTTGGTGCAGAAAACTCTGACGGGTTACGGGGTATCTACCTAGATGGATGTGTAATAGATGAGTATGCCAATGTCCATAGCAAGTTGTTTCCAGAAATAATTAGACCAGCACTATCTGACAGAAAAGGATACTGTGTCTTTATAGGAACACCACAAGGAATGAACAATAACTTTTACGAACTATACCAACACGCACAAGGTGCGGATGATTGGTTTAACTACAAAGCTAAAGCAAGTGAAACTAAAATTGTAGACCAAGATGAGTTGGTCAAGGCAAAAGAAGTAATGGGAGATAAGAAGTACCAACAAGAGTTTGAATGTGATTGGATAGCTAACATAGAAGGTGCAATCTATAATGATGTGCTTGTTAAAATGGAAGATAACAAACAACTAACTAGAGTACCTTATGATCCTAGTCTACCGGTCTCTACAGCTTGGGATTTAGGAGTGGCGGATCATAGTAGTATTATATTCTTTCAACAAATAGGTAGAGCCATTAATATTATAGACTATCATGAAGAACGTGGACAGGGACTACCGCACTACATACAGATGTTAAAACAAAAAGATTATGTTTACAAAAATCATTATGCACCACACGACACCGAAGTTACAGAATTTGGTAATGGCAAAACGAGGAGAGAGGTCGCCTATCAATTAGG